CCGCGGTGAACGCCGTGCTGACCGATGAAGACGTCCGCCCGCTGACCGATCGGGTTACCGTGCAATCGGCTGTTCTGGTCCCGTTCGACGTGATCGCCGCTCTGACCCTCTACCCCGGGCCGGATTCGCAGCTGATTGTCACTACGGCCGAGACATCGCTCGCCAGCCTGCTCGCGTCCAACCGCAGGCTGGGCCGCAACATTTCCCGATCGGCAATCATCGCGGCCTTGCACGTCGGCGGGGTGCAGAATGTGAGTCTGACGTCGCCTGCCGCCGATATCATCGTCGCCCAGACCCAGGTTGCCGCGATCGGTGCGACAACGATCACCATCGCCGGGTTCGACGAATGAACCTGCTGCCGCCCAACAGCACCGTCCTCGAGCGCGCCTTTGACATGCTCGAAGCGGAAACGCTGGAGGGGCTGCCGGTCCTGATCGGCGACGTATGGTCTCCTGTACGCTGTCCGGCGGAGCTGCTGCCCTGGCTGGGCTGGGGCCTGTCGATCGACATCTGGGACACTACTTGGTTGGAAACGGAAAGGCGCACCGCCATCGCGAGCGCCATCATGGACCAGCGTCGCAAGGGCACCCGGGGTGCCGTTCGCCGGGTGATCGACCGCATAGACCCACTGATCGGTATCACCGAATGGTTCGAGGAGCCCTTCAACCTTACGCCGCACACCTTTCGTCTCAACCTGCCCGACCTCAACACCAGCGTCGTCAACTACGACGATGAAGTGGTAGGTGTGCTGCTGCGCGATATTGCCGCGGTCAAGCCGCTGCGATCACACGTTTTCGCTTCGTTTCGGATTAGGGCTCTCGGCCACGTCGGCATCGTCAGCGCGGTGATCTGGGCCGGTCTCGGCCGGCTTGACATGGCGGCCGACCTAGACGCCGCCATCGATCCGGACTGGCTGGCTTACTTGCAGACCGAAGACGGCGAACCGCTGCTCAGCGAAGCCGGCGCATTTCTGGTCACATGATGAAGGGCCCGCGATGATCTATCCTCTCACCATCACAAGCGCCGGGCTCGACGCTCTGGTCGATGCGCAGAACGGCGAAACCGATCCGATCCGTGTGACCGAGGTCGGCTTCACCAACCAGGTGGTCACCGTGGCGCCTACGCTCACCGCCCTGCCGGGTGAGTTCAAGCGGATCGGGGCGATCGCGGGGACTGCGGTCAGCGAGACCGTGATCCACATGCTTGCGCAGGACGCCTCGGACGACGCATACACCCTGCGCGCCTTCGGTCTCTATTTGGCGGACGGCACCCTCTTTGCCGTCTACGGACAAGCCACGCCGCTCGCCACCAAGACGCCGATTGTCCAGATGCTGCTGGCCTTCGACGTGGCATTTCAGGATGCGATCGCGGGCGACATCGAGTTCGGCGATGCGACCTTCCTGCTTCCCCCGGCAACGGAGACGGTCAAGGGTGTGGCCGAGATCGCGACGCAGGCCGAAGTCAATGGGGGAACCGACGACGAACGGATCGTGACAGCGCTGAAGCTTCTGGGCCGCCTCGCCCCCGTGCTCACCGCGATCGCCGATGAGGCTGCCGCGCGTGAAGCCGGCGATGCGGACGAAGCCGCCGCGCGCACCACTGCGGACGCGGGGTTGGCGAGTCTCATCACGGAACTGTTGAATCGCACGATCACAGGTGGCGGGCTGGTCGGCGGAGGCGGCACGCTCGAGGCCAATCGTGTTCTGACCGTGCTGGCCGCGTCGGCAGCGCAGATGCTCTCCGGGACGTCCAACACCGTGGCGCTGACTCCCGCCAGTTTCGGGCCGATCGTCAAAAGCTTCGGCCAGAACGGCTATGTCGCTCTGTCGCTGGGCGACCCTGCTAACGCACTGTGCATCCAGTGGGGAAGGTTCACCGTCGGTGCTAATGGTACCACCAACGTCAGCTTTCCGGTCACCTTCGCCGAATGCTGGACGGCTCTGACAGACGGGACTTCCGACAGCAATGTAAACTCGCAGGACAATTATCCTGCGATCCGGCCGGATTCGATCACAGGCAGCGGCTTCCTCAGCTGGAGCGCGCGCGACGTGCCCGAACCGATAACATTCATTGCCATCGGAAGGGTTAACCTGTCATGAGTGTGTTCTTCGCCATGATCGGCAGCGGCGATGACCGCATCCCCGCCTTCTTCCTGACCCGCCGCGCCGCACCCGATTATGCCGTCGAGATCAGCGACAGCCGCCACCGGGATCTGCTCGAGGCGCAGTCGCAAGGCCGCAGAATCACCGTCGATGCGCGCGGCCGCCCCGTGATCGATCGTTGCGCCGCACCCGATGCGGGGGCAATCCGCCCGCAGCTGGTCGCCGCGATCCATCGCGAAGCCGCGCGCCGGATCCGCGAAATCAGCCCTGAATGGCGCCAGATCAACGACCTGCGCGAGCCTAGCGAGGCCGGTGCCGTCCGCTTTGCCCGCATCGATGCGATCCGCGCCGCCTCCAATGAGATCGAGGATGTTGCAGAAGGTCACCCCCCGCACGAGCTCGTAAACTTTCCGGTCTCGACCCATCCCCTCTGGCCGGAGTTCGATTAATGTCGAAAATCTCAGAACTCACGCCGCTGACCGAGGATCAGATCGACGGGTATGAACTTGCACCCGTCACCAAAGGCAGCAGCACCTTCCGGGCCCCGATCGCCTATCTTGCGCGCCGAGCCGCCTTGCAGGCTGAGGCTGCGCGTGACGTCGCCGTAGCTGCGGGGGTTCAGTACACGAGTGAAGCGGCTGCGGTGGCCGATTTGGAGGACGGTGCGTTCGGCTCATACCTGGATGCTGCCGGGCACCCGGTCTGGGGTCAGCGTGTTGGAGCAGGCATGGTGCCGTTGCCCGGGCCGTGGATCGGATCGGGTAAAATCAGCTATCACCCCGGCGGCATGGGCGCTGTTGAGCGGCCGGTCGAAACCAAGCTGGGCGAGATCGTTACGGTGACGGACTTCGGCGCGAGCGGGCCGAAAATTGCAGAAGCCATTGCTGCGCATCCCGGCGTCACTTTCCCCGCTGGCAGCTACAACAACACTGACACCGCCCTTGTCCTGCCGTTTGGCAAGATCGTGCGCTTTCAGCACGGCGCGACCCTGACCAACAGTGGTAGCGGCAGCTTCGCCGGCAACGGCACAGTAGTTCACGAAAACCTCAATCCGAGCGGCCTTGCGGGTTGGACAGGAACCTGGCCGATTGCCGGGTTCAACTACACAGGGCATTCGGTTGACATCGGCGGCTATGGCCCGCGCACGTTCGGCAAGCCGGGGCTCGGCGAATGGAACAAGCTAACGGCGATCGGAGGCGCGGTGAATGTGCCTTCGAACTCTGCGCTGTTCGGCACGATAGGTGTGTCCGGCCATGTGAAAAATGCGAGCGTCTTCACCAACTCTGTCGGCCTTTACGGGCAGGCGGACCGGGAAGCGCCAAACGCGCTGGTGTGGGGGATCAACACTGTCACTTGGGATAACGGCCACGGCGGGCTCAACGTGTGGGGCTATGAGCTTAACCTCAATATTTCCAACGTGAACACGTTGGCCCTTGGGCTGGATATTGTCGGGGGCTCCACTGTCGAGCCTAACCTCTCAATGGCAATTCAGGTGCAGGCTCTGGGTGTATTCGAGAGTCCGAAGAAGCGGTGGACCTATGCGATGCGGACGCGAGATGCGGCAGCTATTGTCGGGATCGAACTTGGGGCGCAACTCCAGGCCGCAAATTCGCCTTCGCAACCCTTTTACATGAACTTCATGACTGGCGCGGGCCGGCCGGGGCGCGGCTTTTCAATTCAGGTTGATGGCAGTGGTAACGCCCAGGTGAACGGCGGCACCGGAGCGACCCTGTTCGTTCTCCGCACCCCCTCTTCGACGGCGGGGAACATTCAGCTTCTTGGAAACGGCATCGGGTTCTTCGGAAATTTCCCGCAAGACAAACGCATTGTGTCTGGATCGCGGGGGGGGAACGCTGCGCTGGCAAGTGTCCTTACAGGTCTCGATGAACTTGGTCTGATTGACGATCAGACGACGCCTTAACGTACAGGAGTAGCTCATGAAAATCGACTTCCAACAGTTTATCCTCGGCCTCGACGGGCAACCGATCAAGGCCGATCTGTCGGGTGAAGAAAGCGTCACCCTGAAGGTGGTGGCGATCAATGCGCTGCTCACCCCCCTGAATGATCCGCGCACCAATCAGCCGGAAAATCCGACCGCGCAGGAAAAGGTGCGGCACGCCAAGCTGGCGCAGGACATTTTCAGTGCAACCGCGCCGATTGATCTGAGAGCCGAAGAAATCGCACTTCTGAAGGAGCGGATTGGTCGGGCCTTCTCTGCGCTGACTGTCCTGCGAGCATGGGAGATATTGGATCCGCCCATTGAACAAGGAGATCGTTGAAATGGAAAAGCAGATGATGATCGCGCGGTTCCTCGCTGGTCAGATTGAGGTCGAGGACATGTCGGCGCTTTGCCGTGCCGATCCTGACTTGCTGGCGATGTTGCTTGTTACCGTGCAGGCGCGCCTTGAGCGGGTTGGCGAAAGCGGGTGAGCGAGATGACCCCGCTCCAAGGAGCCAATGTCGCTGCTCTTGCCTGCTTTGGTGCGGGTATCGACGGCGTTTGGCCGATCTTCAGCGCAAGCCATTCTCGGGTGAAGGACGCAAACCATGCATGAACTCAAGGTCCAGTCCTTCAGCGCGGCGATGGCCGGAGTGAGCGCCGTCATGGGGTTTGCCGCGCCCTGGCCGCACGTGATCGCCGGGCTTTTCTTCGCGATCGCCGGTGGCTTTGTCGGGATGACGGTTTCCCCGTCGACCGAACGGCTTGCGCTGCCGTTCACCGTGCTGGTGGCTGTGGTCATCGGGATCTTCGCCGGGATCGCGCACCCGCATTTTGCCGAGGGCGGGGCGCTAATCGGGTGGATTTCGAGCCTACCGGTGCAGCTGGTGATGGGTGTGGCCGGTCTGACCTCGCCCTGGCTGGCCCGGCGGGCTGCGGCGGGCGACATGTCCCTGCCGTGGAAGGGAGGCCCAAAGTGACCGTCATCCTCACCTTCGCCGATCTGCTGCTGGCGCTGTCGCTGTTCTGGCATTCGGCCAACAGCCCGGCGCGGGACGCTGTGCTGCGCGCCATGCTCTACACCTTCGCCTTCGCGCTGACGTGTTTTGGCGCTGGCAGGTTCCTCACCCTGTTCGGGGCCCATCGGGGCGAATGGCAATGGATGATCGACCTTGGCCACCTCACCCTGATCATCTTCGGGGTGCTGTGGGTGGCGCGCGAAACCGGCCGCATGGCCCACTTCAGAAAGAAGCTCCCATGAACCTCGTTACCGGCAAGGCGACCGGCATTCGCCGCATAGTGATCCACTGCACCGCCACGCGCGAAGGGCAGGACATCGACGTCGCCATCATCCGCCGCTGGCACCTGCGGCAGGGCTGGAAAGACATCGGCTATCACTTCGTGATCCAGCTTGATGGCGATATCGAGCGCGGGCGGCCCGAGCAAATCCCCGGCAGCCACGTGCGCGGGTTCAACACCGGCTCGATCGCGATCGTCTATGTCGGCGGTCTCGATGCGCAGGGCAAGGCGAAGGACACCCGCACCCCGGCTCAGCAGGCTGCGATGGCGCAGCTGGTGCGCGATCTGCTGGCGAAGTATCCGGGCGCGCAGGTCCTCGGCCACCGTGATCTGTCGCCCGACAAGGATGGCGACGGCGTGGTCGAGCGGCACGAGTGGCTGAAGGATTGCCCGTGCTTCGATGTGCGCAGCTGGTGGGCAGGGGTGAAGTGAGCCCGCTCGGCTTTTTCCGGGGCCTGTCCGCTTTGCGCCAGGCAGTGCTGATCGCCGTGCTGTTGCTTGCGGCCGTCTGGGCCTTCCTGTTCGTGCGGGACCTGTTCACCGGCACGGCGCGCACCGAGGCCAAGCTGGCTGCCGGGCAGGCCGATGGCGCGCTGCAGTCCGGCAAGGACGCCGCCACCACCGTTGGCCAGCAGGCCGAGACCGAGGCCGCGCGCGAGCGATCCGTGGCCGAAATGCAAAAGGACGTGAACGATGCGGAAGATGCTTCTGGTGCTCATGCTGCCGGCGCTGGCTGGTTGTGCAACGACTTCGGTATTTGCCCCGAAGAGTAGCTGCTCCCACCTGCTCGACGGCACTTGGGATACCCCGGTCCCTGATGCGGCGGCTCCCCGCGAGGGTGAGACCGTGCTCGACACGCTGAAAAGCTGGATCGGTTTCGGTGGCGCGCAGACCGCTGGCAAGCGCACCGAGTTCGAACGGGCGCAGGCCGCGCGCGTGATCATCCGGCGATGTGAAGAGCGCGATCGGGCAGCGATCGAGGGGGCCAAGCCAAAGTTCTTGGGCCTGTTCTGATCCCCGTCCTCAAGTAGCGCAGCGATAGGACAGCAAGAATGCTCAAGCCTGCCCCGCAGGAAGACATCCCCGCCGATCTCGCCAGCTTGATCCGCCTCGGCACCGTGGTGTCGGTCGATCTGGCCGAGGCGCGCTGTGTGGTGCGGTTCGGTGACCCAGATGATCCGGCGCCTGCCCAGACCGGCCCGATCCGCTGGCTCACCCCCCGCGCGGGCCTGACCCGTGTCTGCTCACCGCCCAGCGTGGGCGAGCAGGTGCTGCTGGTCTGTCCCGATGGCCAGATCGGCGCCGCGGTGGCGATCACGGGGATCGTGCAGGACGCTTCCCCCCCGCTCGGCAGCACCACTGCCGAGATGATCGAATTCGCCGACGGGGCGAAGATCACGTACGATCCGGAATCGCACGAGCTGGTGGGGGTGCTGCCCGGTGGCGGCACGGTCGATGTCACCGCCGACGGCGGGATCACCCTGCGCGGTGACGTGAAGATCGAGGGCAATCTTGCGGTCAGCCAGAGCGTGACGGTTGACCAGACCGTGACGGCAAGCGAAGACGTGATCGCCGACAGCATCAGCCTCAAGTCGCACAAGCACGGCCAGGTGCAGGCGGGCAGCGCTCAATCGGGTGTGCCGGTGTAACCAGCATCTACCGGCACCCGCGCTGGCGTTGCGCGCGCGAAGCGCGTTTCTCTCCTCGCCATGCAAGGCATGGACGCCACCACCGGGAAGCCGATCAGCGATGAAGCGCACCTTGCGCAGTCGATCGGCGATATCCTGTCGACGCCCATCGGCACCCGGCCGATGCGGCGCGACTATGGCTCGCTGCTGTTCGAGCTGATCGACAAGCCGATCAATGGCGCGATCCGGATGCTGCTGCAGGCGGCGACCGCAATTGCCCTG